CATATCAGAGTCTCCTTATGAGTTCAGCCAGTTCAGGATGACCCGCATCCTTTATTGCATTAAAAACCGTTGTCCGGTCACTTTTAATAGCCTCACGCATATATTGAGCTACTAACTTTTCTACAAGGCCGCTGAAAGCACGAGCTTGATCTCTTATTCCCGGCAACGCTGTGTCAGACACAGAGATGATTTTCTTAACGCACTCTTCCGCTAATTCGTCAGGAGTAAATCCGCGTCTATCGGTAGTAATGATTGACACCACGTTTTCATGTTGTGGAAGATCAAAATTAAGACTGTTCATTACTGCTTACTCCTTATGACCTTGCCTGTGCGATATTCGTCGGTTACTTCTTTAGCTTCTCCAAGCATCTTAACACCATTCATGGCTTCTTGGAAGCGGGTATTATACATAGCCATAACATCTTGATCACCCTTCATATAAATATACGCTTCTATCAAGGCCCCATACAACAATGCCATCTCTGCATTCGTACTTAACCATGTCTTTTCAGAATCCGCACCTTGTGTGATACTATCAGGTCTATAAAAATAATGAAGCTCCACTATATATGCAGCTTCAGGCGTTGGTGCCATTAAAAAGTTAGTGACATCAAACTGGCAATAATACTTTGGGACTCCCGTTGTAGTCGGATCTGGAGTGTAGCTTTGCAAAAAACTTGGGTCTTTGAATTCTGCAAAAAACATATCCCCAAACACTGCGGGATTCCCTGTAGAGGTTTTTAGGCTTAGAGAAAAAGGCGCTAAAAAATCCTCTGGAACTCTCAAGTACTGATAGTTTTGATTAGCACTGGCTGTTACGTTTTTACGAAAAAGACTGAGTTGAGCGGTTTTTAAAATTCTTTCTTCTGACAATCTAATAAACAAAGGAATGTTATTTGAGAAACTTACTTCTGAATATTCAGTGTAATCCTTTATAGACTGCTTTAACTCTGCGTATGTAAAACTCATGATATCACCACCGTAACTATTCCAACAGAACCTTGAGCGATTAAGTTGTTAGGCGTCAAGTCATCATCTCCCGCTCTTCCAACTGGGTTCCATCCCCACTGTATATTGTTTTTTTGCTTTACATTTTGAGGGGGTCTAGGGTTTCTTAAAGCTTGAGGGTCTGGAGTGGCTCTTATAGGATTTAATTGAGGCTGCTTAGCCTCCCACTCGTCTCGGCCTACGAGAAGACCGTTCCATTCAAGTCGCATGTCTCTTAAGCGATATCTAAACCCAGAACGGTCAGATATGCCATAAGCGTTTTTCCCTGTTGCAAATTTAGACAATTCTATAATTCCTCAAACTAGGAGAAATTTGAAAAGAAGCCCTATCTCTATCTTCATCTACAGCGCGTCTCATTTCTTCTTCATACACAGCTTTAAGCATCTGAACTCTCTCAGGAGCTCTTTTTAGAGATATATAATAAGCCAAACCAGCCGCTAGGCATGGATAAAAACGAAACGGAACATCCATTGTGTTCGTCATCGTATCGGCATCATCTATTCTAGTAAGACAGTTATAAACTAAAATGTCTGTACTATTGTCAGGTACAGGCCAAACTTGCAGGTCTGGTGTAATTTGCCTGTTTAAAAAGAATTGCGTAACACGGCCTTTAGTTTCCTTTGTCGGTATAGATAAATACTGGTCTCTACTTACTCTATCAATAGTGTAATCAGTATTATCACGACGAACTACTACGGCTAAGACATCTATTACGTCTTGAAGCATAGGATAAACTCTTTGACCCTCAACAACCGTTTCAGTTCTTTCTTTAATAGTCCACTGATTTAAACCTCTATTTGCCCAATCAGCAAACATTATGTTTAAAGAACGCTTCGCTGTCTTTAAGTCATAACCAGTCCTAGCCTCTAAGCCACACCGCTCGAATGCTTCTTCAACGTATTCTGCTACGTCAAGTTCAAAGTCTGTGGAGCCTGATACGGTCATGTCATTCCTCGTTATAAAGGTTATCGAAAACCTTGTTGACATCTAATGTGTAGTCTAAATCAGATTTGGAATAATGTATATGCTGTGATGGCTTAAAGTCAGGAGCACCCTGTCCAGTTTCAAACCAAGCAGGATGAGTTACACGCACTCGATTGTTGGGCAAAGCGACAATATTACCCGTCCATTCGCCAGCATCTAATAGCTGCAATACATGAGCCTGTTTGTGTTGCGCAGGGTCATCTGCAACGTCTGTGTCGGTGTAATCTACAGTAAACATATACTTAGCTGGGTAAAGCCCACCTTCAATCTTTGCCATCCAAGGGCAAGGGCTGGCTCTTTCAAGAGTATATACAGCGTGCGTATGTGACGGACAGTCCCAAGGCTGCGCGTTGTGTACCGCCATTGGAATAGGCCAAGCCTCTAAAGGCTCATCCGCTACCAAAGCAGTTATAGGCATTCTAGCCCACATCGCACCGCCATGAACGTTTTCGTCACCGTCTTCATCCGCTTCACATCCTGTAAAGATGATTTGAAAACTTAGACAGCGATTTGGCATCGTAGTTACCGCGATAGCCATAGCATGAAGGAATTCGCCGTGATAACGTTCATGATTGACCGTATATTCACGACGAACCCAACACTTAAAGTGTGGTATATTGCTTTGCAGAAATGGCATATTAAGCTTTTACAACCTTCATACCCATGCTTTTTGCCGCAGAACGTAGTTGAGATACTGTCATTTTCGCTCCACCTTTGGCTGCGCCCTTAGTAGCTACTTTACCTCCACTTTTCATTTTAGTCACGCCGCCTTTGGCGTAACCTTTTTTAGCCATCCCGCCGCCACGCATCTTACGAACGCCACCTTTAGCTGCACTTTTTTTAGCCATTCCGCCGCCACGCATCTTACGAACGCCGCCTTTGGCTGCACCTTTTTTCTTCATCATTTCTTAGCACTCCTTTTTAATGGTTTAACACGTCTGGGTTTTCCTGCTGGTTGTCCAATACGTTTCTTCTGAGCTACTCTACTACTTTTTTCCGCTTTTGTCATCTCTGATGATGTCTTAGGTGTTTTAGAACTTACGCGCTTGCTTGGGCGACAATATGGAGTACCCCTTTTTTCGCCTTTTTTGCGACCACAAGGCTTCCCTGTTTTGACATCTACCCAGTCTTCTTTAAACCATCTCTTTAGGGCAGAACCCTTTTTTGTTTTGCGAACAGTCATTATTTTAAACTTGTTACTTTTCGACGACTGGACATCACTTTACCACATCCATTCGCAATCGCTTCTCCTCCAGCCAACATTCTACGAACTGGACGTTTGCGATATTCATTAGAAGGCATGATTTCTCCACCCATTTCCTTTTTAGTAACTTTATTTCCCCAATTACTTGAACCAACTTTACGACATTTAGCTATTGCTCCACTAGCGTATGCGCTTGGGAACACCTTGTATCTTGCTTTTACCTTTTTGTAACATGCGTCTTTTGGCATTTTTTTTCACCTTTCGCTTCATAGGAGGCTTACTAATCTGCTGAGACATTTGAGAACGTCCTATAGCCATTATTTAGACCCAAGCCTTAGCATTTCCACCTCTTACGGGCTTGACGCAACCTTGAGTTAGGATCTTTAGCTGCTTTAGGAAACTTCTTCATTTGGCCTGCAGATCTTGCACAATAAGACTTACGCCGCTTTGCATCTGCACTGCCTTTTTTAACTTTACCAGTAACCGCAGTTTTTAACTTAGAACCTGGATTCTTTTTACGGTAAGCTTTTACGCCTTTTTCAGTCATTCCCGCCCCAGACTTAGTGGGACGGAAATTCTTTTTATTACGCTTAGGCATTTTGCCTTTGCTAGTAGCAGTCATTGCGGACTCCTATGCGTGAAACGCCGTAATCATATGTGCGTGGGATATACTATACACTACAGACAAGCTTGTTTTAAACAAAACACCCTCTTCTGGTATATATACATCGTCCGCCGCGTTGTTGACGCCGCTGGTTTTTGTTTTAAAAACAATAGTTCCAGATTCAGGAGTACCGTCAAGAAACTCAATAACTCCGGCTGTTGCCGTAGCAATCGTAGTAAATGCTTTAAGCCTAGATCTTTCATTAAAGAAAGTTGCAGCAGCATTAACAGTCATGCCGATTGACGCATTATTTGCATATTGAGCGCTTGGCGTAGCAGAAACAATAGTTTTAAAATACTTGGTTCCTGTTACTGTTTCTGCTGATCCCGTAGACTGTATAACTTCAGACATAACATTATTTCTTATATCTGTACCAACAATTGTAATGGTTTTGCCATTATCACTTGTTCCAGTTGTAGTAACGGTCAAGAAACGCCCATGATTATTCGTAAAAGATCCATTGGCAATAGTATAACCAGCCGCTACTGCAGGATTTGCCGCCGCCGCAACAAAAGTTGTACTAGCAGTCTGACCATCTTGTATTGTGGTTGCAATTATGTCTGAGCCTGCCATCACAAAACCCTCCTATCTAAGCTAAGTTGTTGTTTTGCTGATACAGGATTGTAATTCGCACAAGACCCGCGTTTGTTGCAGCAGAGTTCGTAATAGTTAAACGAATGTCCGCAACACCTGTGTCCTGCCATGCTAACGCTCCACCAGCTTGTGTTGTCGGGTATTTGCGTCCAGCATCTGTACCAATTCCGAAGGTGTTTAAAACGGTGGCAGCACCACCTACAGTATCACCAACGCTCAAGTTAGTTGCTCCGCTTGCCCCTGTTATAACGTCAATAACACAATCAATAATTTGTGAGTTTGCTGGAATAACCACATTCGTAATTTTTGCCGCTAAAGCACCGTCAGCTAAAGTTTCAGAGAATGTTTGCGCCATAACGACTTGACCTACGTTGGCAATATCAGAGCCCAGAGCAGTTCCCGTTGTGTCTTTAATCGTGCCAGCCCGAATCGGACCTGAAAAAGTTGTAGTACCCATGTTGATCTCCTGTCTGGGTTAAGTCAGCCGCATTATACCGCTGTCAGGAATAATAAAAGTATATACATGTTTTTTTAAAAAGAAAGAGCAGACTAGACTACCGCAGTTGCGTCTTGCAGAAAATTGTCCTGTACATAAGTGAAAGTCACAGTGACTTGACCCGCAGTAGCAGCCGCTCCCGCAGATATAAGTGTTGCTGTGATCTGGGCGTCAGAACTAAAGCGATCTGCTGTATCTAAAGACCCAGCGGCCAAAGTTTTAGTTTCTCCAACCGCTTTAATATTGGTATTTGCAATAAGAAATTGAGTCGTCTTGCTCAACACCCCTACAGAAACAGTAGCTGCGCCAGCAGCGTTACTAGCTATAGCCACTCTTATTGTGACACCCAGTAACTGTGAATTCGCTGGAATGACGCCGACATTGTAGGTAGTTGTTCCAGCGCCGACTTGTGCGTCAATCATAATAGATTGAGACATTACAACTTGACCTACGTTAGCAATATCAGAGCCAAGCGTTGTGCCAGTTGTATCTTTAATTGTGCCAGCCTTTATTGGGCCAGAAAAAGTTGTATTACCCATGTCGATCTCCTGTCTGGGTTAAGTCAGTCACGGGATGTAACTGTCAGGGATGTCTGCACGATACAACAGCTCTAAACAAAAAGAAAGAGGCGATCCGAAGACCGCCTCTAACTAATAAAACAAAGTTTTATTATACGCCCGGAGAACCGAACACAGCGCGTGGATCGGAATAGCCAAAGCTATAACGCTCACGAGCTTTAAAGCGCATGTTGCCTGTGTCAAAATCAGCTTCCATGTTTGTACGCATTGGTGAGCGTTCAAAATGTTTAAAGCCGTTTGGAGCATCAGTTTTAACGAACCAAGCATCAGGATCTGTTAAGAAATGGTTAACATTATAACCACCTGGTAACATTCCCATGTTCTTAATTGCGTTAATGTCATTGTCCGCTGTTCCAACACGAAGATTAGATTCCAACAAACGCTCTGCAACGAATTGCAGTTGTGGTGGAATAATCATCTTCATGCCACGTAGGGCAATGATCATGTTACGCTCATCAACGAACGTTGAGATATCAATAAGAGAATTCTCAAGTGAAGTTTCGTTGAGGTCTGAAGGCGTAGCCGGTTCGTTACGGAATGTACCGCCACCAGATAGAGGGTGAGCAGCTGAGCAAAGCTCAACGCCGTCGCCGCCTGTGAAGTTAGCATCAAACGCATTATTTAGCGTAGCTGCTGACTTTACTTGCTTTGTGTGCGCCATAGAACGAGCCAAAGCACGAGTATAACGAGCGCCAAGGCGGTCATACAAGTTGTCTTCAACAGCTTCTTCGGTAAGAGCAAATGCAAGCGCTACAGTCTCGTGTGAGTAACGAGCAGTATATGCTTCATTTGCGTTATCAAACTCGACGCCAGAACCTTCGGATTTTGTGGGAGCATTCCCAAATCCGACGAGCATAACTTCTTCCTCAAACGCACGGTCTGATGATTCAGTTTCGTAGATTGCAGCGTGTTCGTTTTCGTAGC